GAAATAGAGCCGGGTGCTGACCATTTAATATTTTGAATGTCGTCTCCTTTAGGACGAATCTTAGAGAAGTTAAATCCAACTCCTCCACCTGCACAGGATATCTTATACATATCTGATATGGTCTTACCTATACTTGCTACAGAGTCTTCCGGGTCCAATACATAACAGTTAAGCATATTATACTTATTACGTCCTGCCCCGAATAGAATACGACCTCCTGGACAGAAATCGGCAGAGTTAATAGCTTCAAAAAACTTCTTCTCAATCTGCTCTCTAACCTCCTCTTTCTCAGGCTCAGCTACAGCTTTTGAAACTCTTTTAGCTAATTGCCTCCATTTAGTTTCACCGGGATAGGCATACTTATCAAGAAATATGGACTCTTGTAAAGAGCCTTCAGGGATATCGTAAGACATTTCTAGTTATCCTCCTCTACGTGTAGGCATATTACATCCTCTTCTAGGATTAGAAGTAGGCTCTCTCCTCCCTGTGATATGTCATGACCTGTGAATTCACTAAACATAACGTAAGCCCCCTCACTAAGTTTACAATCATCAGAGGCACTTACAACAGTACCCTCGTTAAATTTCTGATTTACAACTTGGTCAGGCATTAAAATACCCCCTGCTGATTCTGTCTCGGCTTTCTTGCGCCGAATGAGTAGTCGTTTTCCGAATGGTTTTATCATTTCTCTAAATTTATATAGTATTTATGTACAATTTATGCAAAAGTTGTAGTTCCTTTCTTCTTTTTCACTACAATTTCTTGTGCTTGGTCTTCTATTAAAGACAGTAAATATTCATTATGGGAGATAATAAAGATTTTTTTATCATCTGCTAGCTCATCCATCAGCTCACATAATCCTTTAACTCCTTCTCTGTCTAAAGAGTCGGCTATTTCATCAAAGAATATAATATTGGATTTATCAGTTCCCGCCAATCTAAGAAGGTCGTTAAGGGATAACATCACTGCTAGGGAGACCTTCTTCTTCTCCCCGCCTGACATAGTATCAAAAGAGACCTCCGAATCGAAATTGAATATTGATTCTTTAAGAACTTCATCAAACTGAATAGCGAAGTCACCTTGGGTTAGAATACTTAGATAATAATTAGACCTTTCATTAAAGAATTCTAATATGTTTCTAATGATATATTTAATGAGCCCCTGTTCAGAAAAAGCCTGTTCCCAAAACCTCATAAGGTCATACATCCTCTGAGACTCTGCCATCTCCATAGAATACTTCTTGGAGAACTTTTGCTGACCTCGTACTTGGTTTTGAAGCACTTTAATCTCTACTTCAATCTTCTTTAGGTTTTCTATTAACTCAAAATCACTTGCACTTATAGGTAAGTGAAATTCATCAATCTTTAAGTTTATTTTTTTAATGCTTTTACGTAACTCAGTTCTATTTGTATACGCATCCTCTAGAGACTTCTTATAATCATTAAGTTGATTATAAATTACTAAAGGTTTCTTACCGCAATGCTCACAGTTAGTGTTGTCTTCATACTTAAGAATATTGGCTTTTAGACTACTAATTTTAGTAGTACAATAAGTAAGAGCATCCTCTAGGCTACGACACTCTAGAATTAAGGAGTTCCTGTCAGTCTCTATCTCCTGTAATTCTGAAAGTGAGAACTTTTTAAATAGCTTAGGGTCGCCTCCCTCTAAGGTTGCCGCTCCTTTCTTTTGAGCTTTACGTAATCTAGTTACAGATTCTTTTAGTCTATTACATTTTTGTAGAGACTCTGATTGTAAAGTAGCTGATATTTTCTTCTCGTTATTAAATTTTGTCTTCAATGACCTAATCTTAGAACGATGTTTAAACAAATCAGAAATATTTAAAAAATTCTGAATAATGGACCTCTTCTCATCAGGAGTTGCTGACAGGAAATTCATAGAATTCTGCTGTCCAAAAACCATAGAAGCTAGGAACACATTGTAATTAATGTTTAAAGTCTTTTCTAAGTATCCCTGAGTCTGCTGGATACCTTCACGGGTAAATGATTTCCCATCTATTTCTAATAATAAAGAGGGTGGCTTTTTAGTCCTAGTAATTACAACATTGTCATTTACGGTTAACGTTACCCTGCATGGAACTTTTGCATGGGCGTAGGTAACATTTTTTTCAGTTGTCTTCCTAATAGTTTTCCCAAATAATGCAAAAGCAATAGCTTCGATTATAGTAGATTTACCAGCCCCGTTGGAGGATAACATTTTGGTATCTAAGTTCTGACCAACTATATGTGTAATTCCGTTATACTTATCGAAATCTACCTCATCATCCTTAACTGAAAGGAATCCTTCTATTTTAACTTTATTTATCTTCATCTTTTATCATTTTTAGTGCACTAAGAAGTTCTTCCTTTTCAAATATAGAATCTTTAGAATCTATGTAATCGTTTATCACTGATGAGTCTAAGGTGAATAGCTCCTTGTCCGGAGCGTAATCGGATACAAACTTAGGAAGAATATCCTCGAATGATATATCCAAATAATCGACCTTATAGTCTTTAATTATTTTATCGTGCAATTGCCTTTCTACATACTCATCTAGCCTGTCAATCTTAAGCCTTAACACTATAAAGTAATTTTGAAAATTTACTTTTTTAGATATGCCTTCCAGTTCATCTATGGTACATGTTATATGCTTAATACCATAAGTTATAGGCGTACGCACAACTTGTACCGATTTATCTTTCCGAATAACTAATGTGTGTAAAATTTTAGAAGAGTTAGCTTCCCCAAAGGAATTAGAGTACTGAGTACCTAACACATGGACACGTTCATCATATACTTTAGGCTTATGGATATGTCCTAGGAATGTGTACTTCTTTTTAGGGAAGTGCCATCTCCTTAACTTAGATTCATATAAATATGACCCGTTCGACACACACCCTTCAAAGCCGAAGTGTCCGAATAAATGGTTTTTTGAACTCTTTACAAGTTTAACTACTTTATCTTCATCCTCATAGTGGGGAATAAAATCAAAATTAACTCCTCCGATATTAATTGTCTCGGTATCACATATAATATGAGCCTTATCAGAAAATAAGGAAAGGGTGGAGTCTGAGCTACCATCCTTACGGATTGTATCGTGGTTGCCTCTTAACACATAGATGTCATTACATTTAAAACTATCTAAAAGATTTCCAAAAGCTAAAAGCTCAGTCCCTCTAGGATTTCGTCTATGGAAAATATCTCCAGCTATTATTACAGTTTGAGGGGGTTTACCATTAACTAACTTAGTTAAAGTTTCTATTTGCTTATCTAAAAATCCAGGAATGTAATCACTTCTTAAATGGATATCAGTTAGTAGCGTTATCGTATGTGTATTCGACATTATATTAAATCTTCTATATTTGTAGGATTTAGGTTGCTATCAAAAGTAACCTCCTCCACACTTCCAAATGAATCTCCAACTTCTACGTCTACCTTCATCGGAACTTTAAAATCCATGTTATACTTATCTTTCAAGTAAGTAATATCTTCCATGCTTTCTTTTATTAGTTTTACAACTATTGCGGTATTCTCGGTATCACATTGAACTTCTATACTATCGTGTACGGTTGCTAATATTTCAACATCATGCATACCTAACTCCTTTATTTTATTTTTTAAATTAAGCAGGGAGTTTAATACCATATCCGAAGTTGAACTTTGGATAACAAAGTTTAGACCTTGCCTTAGAGCTCTATACTGATACTTAGTAATAGGGCTTTTAACATTTGGTAGATTTCTACGTCTTCCAAAAAGACTCATGGAATACCCATTATGTTTCGTATACTTATTTACCACCTTCATAAATTTAAATATCCCTGGGAATTGTGTTTGGAATCTTTTAAAGATGTCCTTTGCATATCCATCTGATTTTCCTATCTGCTCTGCTAACTTTTTATACGAGCCTCCATACACAATCAAGAAAATACAAGACTTAGCTATCTGTCGTTCCCTTTTAGTAATCTCTGAAACCTCTTTACCGAAAACTAAAGATGCAGTGTAGTAATGTAAATCCTCTCCGGACTTAAAAGCTTCAATCAAAGCTGTATCTCTACTACAGTGGGCTAGTACTCTAAGTTCGGCTTGTGAGAAGTCAGCTGCAATAAAGGTTTTACCTTCATCTGAAAGCATCAACTTTCGAAGATTAACTCCGTCTGCTGTTGTCCGTGGGAGAGTATGGAATGATACCCCCTTGCTTTGGGCTTTCTTCCTACCTGCAGAGTACTTAGAGCAACTTAACCTACCTGTTACCGTAGCTGCGAAATTGTATTGAGAATAAATCCTCCCATTGCCGTTATTGTCCAAGGCTGCTTCGACACCCTTTACATATGTTTTATACTGTTTGGATAATGTTTTGTATGCTAGAAGTT